ATCTTTTTCTCGCACAACAGTAGATCCTGTTGACTTAAGAAATTCTCCGGATTATACATTGATTTATGGAGTGGATGTGGGAAAAGATTCTACAGGTGTTGTTATTGAATATGAAGATAATAGACGAAAAGGTAGAACGTGGCATCTTCCTTTAAACAACAATCATTTTGTTATGTTTCCTAGCACTAATCAATATTTTATCACTCCTAATAAATCGAAACAAATAAACATTATTTTAACTAACACTTATGAATATATCTAATTATTATTGGTACTTCCAAAGTATTATACCGCCCCGCATTTGTGATCTGATTGTGCAGTATGGGAAAACAGAGAAAAAAAGAGAAGTTACAGCCATTACAGGTGGCTTTGGTCGAGACAGAGATTTAAAGAAAAAGCCTCTTACTAAAGATGAAATCAAAGATTTAAAAAAGAAAAGAAATTCTAATATTGTCTGGATGTCGGATAGATGGATTTATAAAGAAATACAACCTTATATAAATCAGGCTAATGTTAATGCAGGGTGGAATTTTGAATGGGATTGGTCCGAATCGTGTCAATTTACAATATATAAAAAAGGTCAGTATTATGATTGGCATTGTGATAGTTGGGATAAACCTTACACAGAAGAAGGACCTACCAAAGGAAAAATTAGAAAATTATCAGTAACGGTTACGTTGTCCAATCCTCAAGATTATAAAGGTGGAGAATTAGAATTTGATTTTCGACAAAACGATCCTGATAAACCCAGAGAACCTAGAACTTGCACAGAAATATTACCCAAAGGTAGTGTGGTCGTATTTCCTAGTTTTGTTTGGCATCGTGTTAAACCCATAACCCAAGGAGAAAGGTATAGCTTAGTAATTTGGAATCTAGGTTTGCCATTTAAATAATATGCAAGGAAGTAATAATAAGGTTAAATTTACAAGTGCTGCTTATTTTAGCACCCCTGTTTGGACAGCGGACGTATCAGTGTTTTTACCACAAATGTTAAAATTGTCCGATGGATACTTAAAAAAAACTAAAAAAACTGTAATGGCTCAAACCATTAAAGAAAGAAATAAAAAATTCGGTGTAAAAATAGATGACTTTGGTTTATCGAATCATAGTGAATCTTTTAATAATGATCCGAAAGCTAAAGAGTTTGTAGAGTTTTGTGGTCATAGAAGTTATGAATTTTTAGATTGGTGTGGTTTTGATTTACGGAATCATAGTCTTCATTTTACAGAATGTTGGGTTCAAGAATTTAGTAAAAAAGGTGCTGGTCATCACGATACACATACTCATTGGAATCAACACGTTTCAGGATTTTATTTTTTAAAATGTAGTGATAAAACTTCAATGCCAGTTTTACACGATCCAAGACCTGGTGCTCAAATGACAAGGCTTCCACCAAAAGATGCCAGTAAAATTACCTTTGCAAATGATTCGGTGCACTATAAAATTACACCAGGTTCAATGATTCTTATTCCTGGTTATACTCCACATCAATATCCTGTAGATATGGGAATAGAACCTTTTAGATTTATACATTGGAATATACAAGCTGTTCACTCAGCTATATCTAAAACTACTTCAATGAGAAAACAAAATGATAAAGCATAAATTAATAGATACACATATAATTCACACTCAACTGCCAAAAGAAATAATAAAAGAACTTAATCATTGGAAAAAGGAATGTGATAAAATTAAAAAACATCCGCTTTGTAAATTAAAACTTCACGAAAATGTAGGTTCTAAAACTAATAATTATCAAACCTCTATTCCTTCTTATTTAATAGAAAATTCTTATTGGCTTGCATATGTAATTAGATTATGTGGAATAATAACCAAGGAGGATCACCGACATTTTTTTATTAGAAAATGGAATGGTCATTTTGATGGATATGACGTATGGATAAATTATGCCTATAAAAACAATTGTAATCCTTCACACAATCACGCAGGATATTTTTCAGGAGTTATATACTTAAACAATAAAAAAGATAAAACTATTTTTCCAGAAAAAAATATAGATTTTGTAGGGAGGAAGGGAGATATGATTCTTTTTCCGTCTCATTTAATGCATCAAGTTAATCAACAAAAAGAGGACTATGAAAGAATAACATTTGCTTTCAATGTAAATCGTAATGAGTTGGTATAAAACACAAGATCAAATGATTCACGAATTAAATGGATCTATTTTTTCAGTTGATCCTATTAACAAAACAAATGATCCAATGAATCCCATTGATGTTCATAATAAAAATTACATTATGGAATTAAAAAATAGAGAAGCATATACTCCAGAACGTTTTAATGGCTCTTTAATTGAAAAAATAAAATATGATTTTTTAGTAAAAAACTGTGGAGATAGAATTCCTGGTTATGTATGTCGCTTTAAAGATGGATCTTACTGGGCTTGGAATTTAAAAAAAATCCCTGAACCACAATGGTATACTAAAAAACTTCCTCAAACTACTCATTTTGAGAGAACAGAATGGGTTGATAAAATTGTGGGAGATTTAACGCTAAAGAATGGAGTAAAATTAATATGAGTTTTAAAAAGAATAAATATACAGTATTAAAAAAAGCGATTAGTCCTCAATTGGCCAAATTTGTTTTTCAATATTTTCTGTTAAAAAGAAGAGTTGCTAGAAGCCTTTTTGATCAGAGATATATTTCACAATTTACAGAAGAATGGGGAGTGTGGAATGACACACAAGTTCCTGAAACGTATGCACATTATGCAGATGTAGCAATGGAAACTCTTTTAACGTGGGTGCAGCCCGCAATGGAAAAACATACAGGGTTAAAATTATCCCCAACATATTCTTATGCTAGAATATATAAAAAAGGAGATATTTTAAACAGGCACAAAGATAGATTTAGTTGTGAGATCTCAACTACTTTAAATTTAGGAGGAGATAAATGGCCTATTTATTTAAGCCCAAATGAAAACGTTGGTATTCCTGATGGTAAAAAAATTACAGTAGAAAGCAAAGCCAAAGGAATTAAAGTAGATTTAAAACCTGGAGATATGCTTATTTATCAAGGAATGGAATTAGAACATTGGAGAGAAGCTTTTGCGGGTGAAGATTGCGCTCAAGTCTTTCTTCATTATAATCAAATTTCACCTGAAGCAGATCAAAACAAGTTTGATAAACGTCCTCATTTAGGGCTTCCGGCTTGGTTTAAGCAAAGCTAATTTAACTCTTTCCTATAGGTTTAAACGATGATATAGTTCTTAGATGGAGGCAACGGACTACCACCATACCGCCGTTGTCTCCTTTTAAGGATTATATATGTTATTAGGATTTGCTTCATTTGCAGAATTACCATTTTCAACGTCTGGCCTAGATAATAGTGTAACGGTCTCAGTTTCCGGCAATCAAGTTGTTATCAGTATTGGAAACCCTGGTATTACGGCTGATTCAATTGTAGAAATTCCTACACCAAGTCAAGTTGTTTTAGGGGTTGGAACTCTTACCGTTTCAGGAGACGCTAATCTAAGTCCCACAGGTTCTCAAGTTACTTTAGGCACAGGTACCGTTACGGTAAGTGCTGGAGCGACGATTGTATCTACGGGAAATCAGGTTGTAATTTCCTCAGGAACTGTTAGTATAACAGCTAGCGCAAATGTTGATCCAACCAAAGCAAGTTTCACCTTGTCTACGGGGACAGTATCTGCGATAACGTGGAGTGAAATAATACCAGGTGCAACAATGACCTGGACAGCAATTGACGAGTGTTAATAAATTATGGCATCAACATATAGTACAAATACAAAATTAGAACTTATAACAACAGGTGAGAAAGCCGGACAATGGGGTGGAATCACTAATACAAACTTACAAATTGTAGAACAAGCCGCGACGGGCTATGCATCTATTGATATGGCTGCAGCTGATATAACATTAGCTTTAACAGATGGGGCCACTTCTAATGGTAAAAATGTTTACCTTAGACTTTATGGCACCCTAGCAGCGAACAGAACTTTAACAATGCCTAATACGGCCAATCGAGTATGGTTCATTGATGATCAAACAGATAGAAATGGTACTAATAACTATACTTTAGGAGTATTAACAGCGGGTGGTTCTACTACCCAGCTGGCTAATAAATCTGTTAATCTTTGTAGATCTAATGGAAGTGAGACGAAAGTTATTGTATTAAAAAATGGGGTATATGCTATTGATAATACTTATAGTCCTTATACAGCTGTAGCAGGAGATCAAGTTTTTGTTAATACAACTTCAGCAATTGTAACTGTTAATTTACCAGCAACTCCTGAAGTTGGAGATACAGTAACAATTATTGACTCAAGAAATTATTTTGGCTCAAATAAATGTACAGTCGACAGAAATGGAAAACCTATTAATAATGGTACGTCTAACGTAGATTTAACAACTAATGCTATGGCCGCTACTTTTATTTATGTAGATAGTACTTGTGGCTGGAATTATTTGAGTAAAGCAACATAGGAGCTAAACAATGGCTCTAACGTCAATCAAATTTGCCCCCGGAGTAGACAAACAAGATACCGCTGTTGGAGCAATCGGTAGATGGGTAGATTCAGATAATGTAAGATGGAGATATGGACTTCCTGAAAAAGTAGGAGGTTGGTCTTCTTTATTAACTGATACTATTCACGGTGTAGCAAGAAAACAACATTCTTTTGTAGACTTAGATGGAAACCGATACGTAGGTATTGGAACAGATAAATTTTTATTAGTTTATTACGAAGGCGCAGTCTATGACATTACTCCTTTTAGGGATGATAATGCAGCTAATCTTATTACTTTTTCATCAACTTTAACAACTAATAGTACATCGCCTGGCACTTCTATTACAGTTACCACTTCAGGCACACATAGTATTGAAGTAGGAGATATGATTGTTTTTGACAGTGTAACAATGCCAACAAGTTCTAGTTTAAGTGCTACTCTTTTTGAAGATAAAATTTGTCAAGTTATTAGTGTTCCAAGCAATACTACTTTTACTATTACTTCACCTACTGCAGAAGCAAACGGAGGAGGTTCTGATTTAACTTCAGGAAGCTCAGCTACTCTTAAACCTTATGCAAGAGTAGGTCCTTCAGAACAATCTTATGGATATGGTTTTGGAATTGGAAACTATGGTGGAACTATTTCAGGAGTTCAATCAACAACAACTAACGGTGCATTAAATGCGGATACTGCT